TGCCAGGTGCACCAGCCGTGCCATCAGGCGCACCACGCAGCAGCTCTTCAATCGTGATGCGCTTGTTCTTGTTGGCCGCAAGCGGTTCACTGATGTCGATAATTGGCAGATAATCGCCAGCAGCGGGCGTAGTGAGTGCCGTTAAGTCCGAAATCTTGCGGTCAGCCATGGTGCGTCAATGTCGTATTAACAGTCTAAGCCCAGCCGCCGATATTGACGTTGGAGCCGGATGTGCCGATTTTGCGCAGTTTTACATAAGAGCCTAGCGAAGTTGTATAAGCTCCTCCAGGTGCGTTGCTTAGTGTGTATTGCGGAATAAATGTGCCAGCAGTAGCATTAGTAGAAACAGTGCCAAACACGCTTGCCCTGAAGTCCCTAGCGGAAGTGCTGCTGCTCGATGTCATAGTGGTATTAGATGCTGTTTGCACGTAATTAAATACATCTGGTACGGTAACGCTGGGAGCCACTGCAGAATCAAATACGCCCGTTAATACATAGGCGATGTTTGTAATTCCTGCTGTGCCACCAAACCCAATGCCGACTGTGTGGACCGTTGTTCCTCCCGTTTTATTCAATCTAAATACCATTTCAAATTCGTAAACGCTATCAGCAGCAAGACTAATTCCAACGCCAAAAAGATTTTGCGCAGTATTAACGTCAGCGCCGGTCAAAGCAGAGTTGAGCCTGTAATAAGCGAACGGAGCCAGACCAAGATAAGCATCCGACAAGCTGCCAACTACCACCCAATCAGTATCGCCTGTATTACGCAGCTTCAACAAGCCAGTAGCAGAATCCGCCCACCATTGGCATTGCCCGTTGATTCCCGCATCAAGAACAGTGGCAGGATCGGTGCTGCCGTAATTATTAGAAACAATGGCTGCCAACGCATTGTTCAAATCAGCGCGGAAATTAGCGCCCGTTTGATTTGCAATGTTGTAATCGTGAGTAGCCATGCGTTAGATCTCCTTGCCGTAGCCGACAGCAGTGTAAGTGAAGCTGCGATCTGCAGCGCCGCCGCCTAGCGTAAATTCTAAGTCAAAACCACTACGTGTCACATTAGTAATTGCGAAAACGTCGCTGGCTGCCATGTCGTAAGCCGTGATACCAACGCTCGGTGGCTCGTAAAACTCATCAATAAACGAATAGGTGACTGCTCCAGTGGTGCCGGAAGGCACGGTGATCACGTCGGACGATTCGGTGCGTTGCTGCAGTTCCACCTTCACGCCAGCGGTGTCGATGGCAATGTTGTGAAGCTGCTCGGTGGTGGTGGCCACCACTTTGAATTTGAAGCCCCTGCCGCGAATGGTGGCATTGGCAAATTCTCGCCACTCTCCCCAAGTGGGCGTACCAGCGGGATCGTCGTCAGTTGCAGCAACGTACATGGCAGCATTTGCCCGATCCACAACGTCGCCATCAATCAAATCCCACTCGTCAATCACTGCGATGTAGTCGTCCCACAGTCCTCCAGTTAAATATGAAGTGAAAGCGAGACTGCGGACCAAATTAACGTCATAAACATTCAACATATCGACCACATTTGCCGCACTGAATTCGTATTCGCCACGAGGCACAATGCCGCCAACGCTGTCGATAGATGGGAGCAGATCCCAAGTTTGCTGGACAATAATTGGACCAGGATCTGGAGTGGGATCGCTAATGACAATCTCCGGCGCCATATCATCAATGAAGACAACGTTGGCAAGCGTGATGGCATCTTGATCATCGCTATACAACATGCTGCTAAACGTGCCAGCCCATGTTGGGTTTTCGTTGATCGTGTCAATTTCCAGGCGCGGCACTGGCGCTGGTAGGTCAACGACAACAGAGGCTGCATTGCGTGACTTGTTGCCCAAGTCATCTTCAAACTTGATCAAATAGGTGCCTTCAAGCAAAGGCACTTGTTTTTGCGTTTGGCCGCCAGCCGCAGCAGGGACAATTTCTTGCGCATTTTCCCACGACGCTCCAGCCAGCACGGGCTGGTGGCGAATTAAAACGCTGCCGTTCAAAACAACGTCAAGCTCGGTGCTGCGCTCCCAGCTAATAACGGCGCTGGCTTGGTCGATGGCGATGAGACTAAGACCTTCTGGATCCAGCGGTTCAGCAGTTTTGCCCTTGGCTTCGATGGAGAATACAGCAGGTTCGGACGAGCGCAGGTTTGATGCGCTAATTGCATACACTTCAAATTCGTAGGTGCCGACAAGCGTGTTCAATATTTCATAGCCGGGGCTTGCCTCATCCACTTCAATCCAGTTGTCGTCTTCGTAGCGATAGCGCAGTCGATACGATGTGGCGTTTGTCGCTTGTTGCCAGTTAATTGCAATTTTGCTTGCGACTGTTCCATTGGTGGTGTACAGCGCTTCTTCGGCCTGCAAACCAATCGGAGCATCAGGCACGATGTTCAGATTGGTGATGTCGCGCTGTTGCAGCGGCTGGTCACGCTCGATGTAGTCATACTTACTTGCGTTGTATGCAATCGCCGTGACGGTGTATTGCATCTGCTCCTGCTCTGCCACGCTTAGCACGCGCCAGGTGGAAGATTGCAAATCAGCAGTCTGGTAAATCCAGATGCTATTTACATTGGGAGCACTGGAATAAGCGCTAGATACTGTGATGACATTGCCAACAATGCTACTGACGGCCTTGGATTCGACTGTTCCATTGGACAGGATGACAGACAGCGTGGGCGTAGTACCGAGCACCAGTCCAGTAGCGTCGTCAACGGTGATAGCCGTTGTTGTAGCAGCAGCAATGCGACCACCACCATGCTCTTCAGATCTCACAGGGTCGCTGATTTCAATGACATGTCCAGGCCGCACAATTACGCCAGCATCAATGGCCGTGGTGAAGCTCACCACTTCATTTTCGTAGTGGTTCGTATAGAGAAGCCACTCCCCCACGCGACGAGCTTGCCCTCTGCTCGTGCAAGCAAACGCACTGAGTTCAGTTGTGATAATGCCGTAGCGCTGGATAGCATCCTTATCTTCCACCACCTCTTTGGCAATATCTCGAATGTTCATGTCGAGATAAGAGACAATGGCCACAGTGGCGCGTGTCTTTAAGCTGCTGCTGGAGTAGCTAAAGCCTTCGGGCGTAACATTGGCGAGCGTGAATAAATAGGCAGAATCTTGCGGAGAATCCTGCGAAATTGTTAATGCGCCAGTGCTCAGATAGGGCATCGCCCTAAACACTGAACACATGTCATTGATCAGCTTGTACGCTTCTTCTGAAGTCTGGATGTTGACGTTACAAGAAAAGCGAGGCTCTTGTCCGCCGAAGCCATCAGGAACAAGCTCTGAGCAATACTTGCTGGCAGCCAAAAATGCCCACTTATCAAGCTGTGAGGCCGAAATGTGATCGCCAATTCCAAAGCGCGATGACAGAAGCAGGTCCCACAGGATCCAGGCGGGATCGCTGCACCATTGCGCAGCTTGAAAATCGCCATCCCAGTACCAGTCATCGTCGTTTGGATAGATGACGCGCCCATTGGTTTGATCAACCGTCACGCCAGTGGGGAGTTGGATTTTGACTCCTCGAATGCGGTAGGTGCGTTGTGGGATGCGGTTGAATTGTTTTGCATCAACGCTGAGGCCGATCAATGCGCTGTTGGGATAGCGCAGTCGGTCGTTGATGATTTCTGTGTAGCTTGTCCACTCAAACGCATTCGCTACCTTTGCAGAATCAGAATCGGCAGCCAATCGCACCACTCTGATGTCAACAGGGAAAGCGCCGCTCAGTTGGACAATGTGGTCTCGCTGGTACGGATCGGCTGTACGGCCAGAAATGACCTGACTGGTTCTGCCTGAACCAGGAGCGGGAACGACCGTTGTAAACCCCGCGTCTCCTTCGTATCTGGTTTGAATTGCGTAATGAAAACTACTTCCATGGATGTTGCCCTTATCGTCAAATCGTTGCAACACTGGCACTGTTAATGTGATGCGCACTGCATCAATATTGTTATTAACGATGGTGCGGGTGATCGGTTCACCAGATTCCACTACCACGCCGACAGCGGTTTCACTTGCCACACTGTCCTTGAATGGAATGGGGTCTTGGTTTTGCGTGCCGTTTCTTTGGTAAGTTTTTACACCCCTAAAGTTGTATCTGCCGTCATCATTCATTAACGGTGTATTGTCAAGAAAAATTGAACGGTCAGTGTTGACCACTCCAGTGCCAGAGGCAGTTGCAGTGGCAGTAAAGCGAGTGCCTACCGTGTTGTCTGGCGCACCAGCAAGAGTGAAATCGGTGGTGCCAACTCTGCTAATAACGTAGCTTTTGCCTGCAACAAGATCAGTGGCAAACGTACCGACAAGTCCCTCTATTTCACCTTCGCTAATTAAATCGATAACTTGTGCATATTGACTAGACGCTAGGTTATCGCCAGCCTCAGTAGGACTGCTGCTACTTGCTCCACCGCCGCCCTTACCGCCGCTCATGCTGCCACCGTGTCAATACCAGCGCTGATGACAACGCTACCAACTAAAGTCTCGCCGTAAACGATTGGTACTGGCACGCCCTGCCTGCTGGTGTTTTGGATGCCGCTGAAGCTGTAGCTTTTGCGAGGGTCGTTGTCTCCGTCTCTGCCCAGCGTTAATTCGGGTGTTGGAGTCAACAGGCCAGCAACACCGCCAAGCACCAAGCTTGCGCCAACGGTAGCCAAAACAGTGCTAACAGCAATCGGAGCGGCAAGTCCAAGTAGGCCGATCGTTGCACCTCCAGTAAAAAACGCACCGGCAATCAACGCGGCACCTATCAAAATCCTCCCTACATTCCCGCCAGCGCCACCAATCACAGGCACGATCTTGATTTCCTGCTGGCCCGTTGGGTGGTGCAGCTCATCCAAGGTTAAGCCGTAGTTGCCCACATCAACGCGGTAGTGCTGTTCAGCCATGTGCTTTTCAAGCTGCGGGAAATTCGCCACCAAAAAGCGCACTGCTTCTGCAGCGCTTGCAATGTCAGCCTCAAATACACGCCTGCCCAAAAATTTGGCGAGCGAGCCGTAGACGCGGATCTTACGCAACATGTCTAAGCCTCCTCCCTGTACATTTTAAGAGCCAGCCGCCGTAAATGTCGCGGCTACTTAGCCTATTGCGACAATGATGCAGAACCATTTGATCGCCAATATACACTCCACAATGATTCAAGGCATTGTTGCCAATTTGCATTAGGAGCAAATCGCCCTTTTGTAGACGCTCGTCCTCCTGCAGCTCCCTGAAGCCACTGGCTTTCCAGCATTGATCAAACATGGGCTCACGCTCAAAATCGTCTGGTGTGGCAGGGCGCGGCCAGTCCCTCATCTCAATGCCGTTCTGCAAATACCAATCACGCGCCAGGCTCCAGCAGTCAGTGATGCCCCAGGACCATTGGCGTCCAATTAACGGCGGCACGTAGCCAGAAGGCAGCAGCTCGCCGGACCACTCGTTGGTGAGCAAGCTATAGATGTGCCACGGCAATTCGGTGCGTTCGATGCCGATGCGATCCAGTTCGCTGGGAACGGCAGGCGATTGCGGATGGCTATGCACCACGGCAAGCACTTCGCCTGCGTCTTCGGCAGCGGCATAGTCCGATGGATGGAGAATAAATTGATCTGCTGGTTTCTCAGCAAGATTGCGGCACGGCCAGTATTGCTTACGGCCTTTGACCACAACAAGCAATCCACAGGCTTCCTTGGGAGCTTCTTGCTGGAAGTGCTCAATAGCACGCTCTTGCCACTTTGTTAGTTTCATGCGTAATAACTACCAATACCGGGGAAGCCGCCAAAGTTCAAAATGCCTTCCTCGCGGAAAGTGTAGCTTCGGCCTGGCGCGGTAAAAGTATAAGTGCGTGAAGGTTGAGCGTTGACAGTATAGAAAGTATAAGTGCCACTAGAGTTTTTTAGCTCGCCTGAATAAGACAATTCAATCCATGCAACATTGCTAAAAGTTCCGTCTCTCCAGTAGTTGCCATTGCTATAAAGATTGACGACTTTAGCATTGGCAGAAGCAGGCAATCCGGGGCCGATCACAAACTGGCCCTTTGCAATGCCCGTGGTGTTATTTTCAATGCTCAAAATAAAGCCAGTTAGCGGCGCTCCGCTTTTCGCTCGTCGATATGCTTCGTCATCATTCGTAAGAACTGCTGAACGACTTGTGACTGCTGTTTTAACTAAATTCCATGGCACTGGCTGGGAAAGAGTGACAGATAATGCGCTAACAGCCTCTACTGTCGTTCCAGGGGGAATATTAGTACCAGTGATAATCATTCCCTTTGCAATGCCTTGACTTAGTGGAGAGGGATTACCAAGGCCCACGTCTATTCTTTTTCGCGTGGTGTTAACCAGCGTGCCAGTGAGAGTTGCCGAGGATGACGCCGTAGCATTTGCACTCATCGTCACGATATTGCCAGAGACACTCGACACTGTTGTCCCGGCTGGCACACCAAATCCTTTAACAGGAGCGCCAGTACCAGTCGAAATTTCTTCATCCATTGTGAGCAAATTGCTTCCCACCGTAACCGTGCCCGTTTTGACAAGCTGCGCAAAGCGCAAGGCGCAACTACTGAGCCGCTTGCCGCATTTATCTTCCGCAAGCGTCGCCACGCTTTCGTCGTTTTCATTGAAATAAGCGTCGCCTGTGTAGTTGCATTCAGCACCACGATATTCCCATGGACAGAAATTGCTGCATTGGCGCTTAGGAGCCCTTACGTTGACAAGATCAAAGACGGCGGCGAGTTCAAATTCAATGATGTCTCGCGTTTCTTTTGCTTTTCTGTCGATGTAATAGATTTCTCTGGGAAATTCAGCCGTTGGGTCGGGGCTATAGGGGCTAGTGCCTCCAGGGAAGTTGATGTCATCTAGATAGCGAAGCAGCGTGCGCAAGCGCGTCACTTTTGCGCCTTCAATACCACGTGGCAGGCTAAGGATGAGGCCAGTGATAGTGCCAAGCAAATTGCTCACGCGAAGCGTTGGCCTGGGCAGTTGGCCTGTACCAGTCCATTCAAAACCTTCTGCTTCAATGGGGAAGCGAAGGTAGCCTTGGCCGTTCCACACAATGTCGGAATGGCGGGCG